GTTCCGTGCGGACTGCTCGCCGTTCAGGGTGGCCATCCGGTTGATGTCGTCCCAGATCCAGGGCGAGTCGACGGGCGGGCTCATGGAGGCGAACGTCGAGGGGAGCAGGTTCTTCTCCTGCAGCGCTTCGGCGAGGGCGACGTGGCCGTGGAAGTCGTAGACGCGCTCGAGGTATTGGGTGCCGAACACGCGGTCGCGCGTGGCGGGGTCGAGGGCGACGATCTCGGCGATCGACAGGAGACGGTCACCGGATGAGCGCCATTTCGCGTCGGCGTCGATCTGCCACTGGGCGAGCGAGTAATCGGCCTTGATGCCCTCGCGCTGACGTTCCCGTGAGAGCTTCTCGATGCGCTGGTCCGCCCACCCCTTGGACCGGTCGGTCTGGGGCTTGTGCAGCAGGATGATGTACTCGGGCGAACCGACGCCCATGACTGAGGCGTCCTGCAGCATCTTGGAGTAGCCGAGGCGGTAGGTCTGGTTGTTCTCGCGCACGACGTCGGTGGTGACGGTGATCATGCCGAGGTAGTCGAAGCCGTGGCCCATGTAGTGGGCGATCGCCTGCGCGTGGAACGGGTCCGACGTGGGCAGGCCGGCACCGGTGACGTTGCCGTACCGGATCCGGTCCTTCACGTGTACGGCCATGATCCGGCCGGGGCGCAGCACCCGGAAGAGTTCCGGGGTGGCGTAGTCCATCTGGTACCAGAAGTGGTCGTTGTCGTCGGTGTGGCCGAAGTCGGCGTAGTTGAGCGAGTACTCGTAGTGGTTGCCGAACGGGATCGAGGTCACGATCAGGTCGACCGAGCAGGCGAGCATGAAGTCGCGGGTCTCGACCACACAGTCGTTCAGCGCGAGGGTGAAGAACTCGCCTCGCACGATCTCGCGCTCGACGCCCATGGACCGGGTGAGCTCGCGCGAGATCGACAGGGAGTTGAGCCCGTGGATGCGGATCAGGTCCGACATCCGCTCGGTGAGCTCGTCGTGCTCCGCCCACTTCGCCTTCAAGACGCTGCGCACCTCCGATTCGGTCTCCGCGAGGATCAGATGCACACGGCAGGGACGCGTCTGGCCGAACCGGTGAATCCGGTGCACGGCCTGGATCGTCTGGCGGAATTTGTAAGTCACACCGGCGAAGATCGCGACGTGCGCCTGCTGCAGGTTCATGCCCTGCCCGAGCATCACCGGCTTGCCGATCAGGGCGTACGTCTCGCCGTCGCGCCACTGGTCCAGTCGGCGTTCCGCCTCGTCGTCCGAGAGGCCGCCATGGACCGAGGAGAAGGTGCGGCCCGCGGCGGTGAGTGCAGCTTCGACCGCGGACTGCTCGTCGTTCAGATCGCACCAGATGACGACCTGTGAGGCGTCAGTCTCTTGGCCGATGATGGCCATGACCTGCGCGACACGCTCCGTGATCGTGTCCCGCTTCTCCTTCGACGCCTCCACCGAGGACATGGCCCCACCACGGAACAGGCGCCCCTGGCCGTCGCGCTCGACGTGGGTGCCGGCCAGGTCGGTCTCGACCTCGTGCCAGATCACCTCGAGCGACGGCAGGACGTAGCCGTCGTCGGAGAATCCGAGGTCGGACGGCCGTTGCACGAAGCATGCCCAGGTGTTCAGCCAGAGCCAGAACTCATCGCGCTTGTGCGGGTAGAGGGTGAGCTCGCCCGCCTTCGTGGAGTCGCGCTGGAAGAACCTGGTGAGTGCCGCGCCGCGATCCATGATCCCGAGGAACCCGGTGTAGTTGATCAACTCGAGGTGCTCGTTCGGCGACGGGGTCGCGGTCGCGACGAAACGGAATGGGACGTCGGCGAAGAGGGCGAGCATCTCCTGCGTGGTCTTGGAGCCGTAGGACGCGAGCACGGCTGCCTCGTCCAGCGACACCGCCGTGAAGCCACCGACGTTGAGGCGGCCGTCGCGCACCGATTCGTAGTTCGTGACGTAGATGCCCGACCATTCCGGGTCGACCTGGTCGGTGCGTCGGATGAAGCGCACGTCGAGGCCGTCGAGCAGGTTGATGCCGTCGTGGATGAACTCGGATCGGACGCCGAGGGGCGCGACGATCAGGCCCGCACCGCCGTGCTGAGCCAAGATCAGCCGCAGGATCTCCAGCTGCATGACCGACTTGCCCAGCCCGAAGCGCGCGAAGATCGCACGCCGGCCACCCTTGACGGCCCAGCGAACGATCGCCTTCTGGTGGGGTTTCAGCAGGGGCGACAGGTCTGCGTCGTCGACGTCGAAACCGAACGAGCGATCGAAGGCAACCTTCTCGCGCAGGAACTCGTCGTAGGTCAGTTGGCCGACATTGCCGTTTTCGAGGACGAGAGGCATCAGCTGAGGGCCTCCACGGTGGCGCAGGGCCACGGATCACGGCACAGTCCGCAGAGGTCGCGGTGCGTGCGGTTGGAGATGCCGGCGATCGGGATGCTGACCTTCGGGTGCAAGGCGAGCGCGGCGTTGATGTGGGTGATCAGGACCGGAACGTCTTTCGCTGACGCGAGACCGGCGACGTCGTGCCAGTCCGCGGGAGCGGCGAGGAACTCCAGGCAGCGCCGCTCGATCGCCGCCAGGTCGAGGGGATGAGCGACCGCCCCGAGGTAACCAGCCTCGGAACGGCCGCCCTCGATCACCGATGGGGGGGAGGCGGGGTAGGGACGCGCCTCTTCGGTGACCTGCCCGGAGTCATGGCTCTCCGAGACGTCATGCTCGCCCAGACCGAGCCGGGTGAGTGCGGCATCCAGCCGCGCACGGGCGCCGATCACTTCCACTCCTCCGGGTGCGCCTCGCCGTAGCTGATGCCACGCATGGAGTCGGGTCGATCGCCGCCGCCGAACCGCAGCTCGGGTGCCTTGGCGCCCACGTTGTATTGGTCGTAGTAGCCGGACCGGTTGCGCTGCTGCGCCTTCCTCTGGCCGGCCTTAGAACGCACGGGCCACTTCGCCGTGCGGTGGCCCGTGTCAAAGGTGTGCACCTTGGCCGAGTGCTCGTCCAGCACCGGATTGCAGCCTGCTGTGAGGCATCGCCACCGCAGCGGCTGAGGACGCTCAGACATCGTCGACTCCGAACTGACGGGCGACGCGGGACGCCATCGTGACGTAGGCGTTGGACCGCATCCAAGCGACCACCTCGCGATACGCAGCGCGGCGGATCCGTCGACGGATGGCGGCGATCACTTGAGCACCACCGGCAGCGCGATCGTGAAGAGCCAGACCGCGAGTGTGGCGCTGACGGCGATGAGGGAGCAGGAGGTGAAAACCATCCATGCAGGCAGCCACCCGTGGCCGACGACGCGCGCGTCGGTGAACATGCGAGCACCCAGGTCGACCAGGGCCACGAGGGCAATCAGTGCGGCGAATGTGCCGACGAGGAGCGCGAGATAGATCACGGGGTTCCCAGCTGTTCGAGTAGGGGGTGCAGGTCGCCCGGCAAGAGGCGACCTGCACCCGGTTGGTGGCAGCGAGTTACTGCCGGTCGGGTCGGCGAGCGGGTGCTCGCCGAGTGCGGAGGATGAGGGTGAGGGCCAGCGCGAGGAGCACGTACCCGAGGAGGTCGAGGCCGTTGAAGATGCCATCAGGCGAGGCGATGGCCAGGACCGCGAGGGCGAGTAACGCGATCAGGAACCTCATACGATGTGCCCCCACATCCGGGCGAGCACGCCGACGAGGGCGAAGGTGATCATCAGGAACGCGGCCACGGCCGCACCACGGATGACGGGCGACCATCCGACCCGCGGTTCCGTGTGGACGGCGTCCGCGGGGTGGTTAGAGCGGTAGCGGGTCACGATTCGTCCGCCGCTTCGGTGGTGCCGGTCTTGTCGGACACGATCAGGTCCGGCACCCCGTTCAACGAGGTGACGACCTGGCCCTGTTCCTCGACCTGGCGGCTGATCTGCACGGCGAGGCCGAGCTCAGTCGACTTCGGCAGGTAGGGAGACACCTCGCGCACGAGCGTCTTGCGTGCCATTTCTTCTTCGTTGGACTTCCACGGGCCCTTCTCCCAGCCGTTGGGGCGCCGGGCGAGGATCTTGTCCTTCGGCATGGTTTCCCAGACGATGCCGCCGCCGAGGATCTGTGCGGTGACGACGATGTCGGTCCACTCGCGCTGCTGGTCGAAGTCCTTCGGCTTCCAGTCGAAGAAGCGCCCGCGCTCGGAGTTGGCGCCATACTCGAAGAAGTCGCCTTCGCGGACGACGAACGTCTCGATCTTGCCGACCCGCCCTGACCGATACGCGAGCTCGATCAGGCCCTGGTAGCCGATGATGGGCAGGCAGATCTGGGTGCCGCGGTCCATCCTCGGGGTCAGGTAGAAGTGTCCAAGGCCGGAGCCAATCTCGAGCTTCAGCTGCGCCGCGAGCATGATCGATCCGAGAACCGACTCCACGGTCGCGTGCTGCAGCGCGTCGGACTTGCTGATTTCCGACACGGCCGCGCGGACGAAGCTGTCAGAGTTGAGCACGCCGGCCAACTGGGCTTCGATCGCCGGGGCCTGCTTCTCCACCCACTGGCGCATGGTCGGGGCGTTCTGCTGGGCGACGGCCTTCTTCTCGGCCGCCTGAGTGAGTGTGCTGCTGCTCATGACGCAATCGCTTTCGGCTTGATGTGGCGCATGACCTTGAAGGGGTTGCCGCGCTTCACGAACTCGGGGTGAACGGCTTCGAGCTCGTCGATGTCGGTGACACCGCGGCGGCCGTTCTGTGACTTGAAGGACAGGACCGGGTTGCCGGCCGCATCCGTGAGAACCTCCGCGTCGGTCATGTAGGTACCGATCGCGAGAGTGAGGGCGTCGGCTTCCTCCTGCTGCGCCTTGATGTCGGCCAGGAGCACGACGCGCCGGTCGGCGGCTTCGAGAACCGCCTCGGACCCAGTGACGACCTTCTCCGGGTCGGACGGGTACAGATCAGCAAGCTCGGCGACGTTGGACGCCTCCGGGGCGACCTTCGCCTCGACGTGGTTCTGCCAGAAATCGAGCGTCGTCGGGATCAGATGCTCGTGGATGAACTCCTCATCCCGCTCGATCCGGTAGAGCTTGAACTGGCGACCACCGATGAAGGCGACCGCCCAGCCGAACGGGGCGTCGTAGACGAGAACCTCGGTCTGCACCTGCGCCTGCACAGCGAGCGGGACGCCAGAGTCGGCGACCTGCTCGTTACCCCATTCCTTGCCGGCGAAGTAGTGTGCCGTCTTCATCTGGATAGGGACGATGAGGCCGTCCTTCATGGCGCGGCGATCGAGAGAGGCGTGCAGCCACGGGTAGGCAGTGGAGCGCACCATCTGGGCGGGCAGGATCTCGCCGACCTCGGGCCGGAAGCGGCGCAGCCATCCTTCGATGACGGCTTCCTCGGCGTGGCCGATGTAGGAGAGCTCAGGGTCGAAGTCGGACGGGACGCCCATCTTCGACCGGTACACCGACAGCGGGGTGCTGTACGGGGACAGGCCCATGATGGCGGGCACATCGGACGCGCCAAGGCTGAGGCTGCGCTCGAGCTCCCACTCGGGCGTGTCGGGTACGACGTCGACGACGCCGAACGCGGTCATGGTCCTCATGCGCTCACCGCCAGGCGGAGCTTCTCGATGCCGTCGCGGTCGGACTTGGCCATGAGGAATGCGTGGCCGACCTCGGGGAACGCCTCCACGAGGGCGGCGCGGTTCGTGAGGTCCGCGTGGATGAATGCGCCCAGGAGGCTCTTCATGAAGTCGCCGGGGTCGCGGCCGGCGTCGTCCTTGAAGGCCCACAGGACCGCGGATGCCGCCGCGGGCGTGATCGTGATCGTCGCCATGTCACACCGTCCGAAGCTGCGTCGGGTGGAACTCGGCCGGCTGGCGGGTGGCGAGGCAGATCACGACGATGATCAGGACGATCGCTGCGATCACGAGGGGCGCGACGAGCGCGATGATGGTTGCGCGGGTGACGATCACTGGCGGACCTCGCGATCGTTCCAGCGGCCGCACTCGCAGGCCGGGTCGGCGCACTTCCACGCCTCGAACAGGTG